TAACTAGGAGCATTTGAAAAATTATAATTGCCACCACCACCTGCCATAATCTTATCCTATATAATCTGTGCCAGATTCCATCATCTCTGATAAACGACTAGCTCTGTTACCTACTTGCTCTGCCCATTTACTATCAAGCATCTCAACAGCAGCATTCTTCCAAGCCCCTGCTTCTATTGCCTTTAACATATTAGCAAATCCTTTGAGTCTTGGCATCCCTAAATTAAACATCATGTCTATAAGAACTCTTTTTCTTATATCATCTAAATCATCGTACCAATCAAAGGTTTGTTCTAATTCTTTAACGCATATATCTATATCATTACTAAGAAGGTAATCTATTTCATCATCAGATAGACCTCTGTCTTCCAGGTTTCTGCCCACACCAACAGTCTTAATGCCTTCAGTATCTTCATAAACCTTATACTCTACACCCTCATGCATTCTAATTTGTTGCCTCAATTTATCTGCTTGATTAACCATTACTTTCTTGCCTTTAATTGTTCTTTTATAAACTTAACTCTTTGTCCCTCTAACCTTCTTGCGAACTCAAGATTTTTTCTTTCCTCATCAACAAACTCTTGAGAGTAATCACCCTTGGATAAACTAAGTAGTTTTAATTTTTTGTTAATCTTTTGTAGGTTTCTTACAGAACGCCTTATTTCACTTTCAAAAGATAGAATGTCTATATTATCCTCTTCTATTTGATTCGCTCTATCATAATTACCCATGTGTTCATTGTCTCTTACAGCACGAGTAATCTTTGTTAAACTATTATTTAATTGATATATTTCACCAGTAACACCTTTAGCACCACTTAGATTATTAAACACTCTTGATACGAAAGGATACTCTTCAATTCTTCTAGAAGGTTTTGTGATATCATCAGGTAAGACAGTATCTATCATTCTTACTACATGAAAACCTAACGTGCCAGAGTAACCCCTAATAATGTTATCAACCTCTACAGGAGTAAGTGTGTAGCCTGTAAGAGATGCTACTTTTTGTGCAAGCTCTGATGTTGATGGTCTAACGACAGTTGAAGGATCTAAGTTCTGCTCATAATCACTCAGTATCTTTCTTCCTGTAAGGAAGTTATAATTAGTCATTGTTTCTAAAATAGGTTGAATAGTAGTTGGAAAACCAACTCCTAGTGTCCCAAATAAAGCTGAACCAAAAGATCTTTTTAAATCTGCTGATGTATCAGTGCCTAAGTAATAACTTAGTATTCTATCAGGAATAGTTTTAGTTAATAAACCTATTTCAAAAGGAATAGGTAAAGATATAAAGCTATCAGGTCTGCCAAAATATTTACCTAATATAATCCAATTGTTATCTCTTTTAGAATCCTCTATAAGTTCCCATTCATCATCATCGTATTGCATAAACCACAACAGACTTGTAAAACCAATTAAATAAGAAGCCCTAAAGAATGCTAATTTTTTTACTCTTTCTCTTGTAAGCTCTGCATTTGAAGATGCTGCATCACCAGTGAACCCTCTAAAAAGAATATCTAAACCCTGAATCCTAGCATTTAAAAATGGAATGATGGCAGTCACTGCCTTCATATACTTTCCACGCCTTCTAAAATTTAATACTTCTTGAGCTTCCCATATAGCTTGAGCCTCGTTGCCTGTTCTTGCGTACACATCGTTATATACAGCTATTCTTGTTGCAAGGTCAGAGTTCTCAGTTCCCTTATCTAATTTTTCCCAAAGATATCTCAAAGGAGAAGAAACAGTTTTTAAAGTAGACTTCTTTCTACCGGGAAAAGTTTTATTAATTATTTTTTCTACTTCTTTGATTGCATCACTATCACCAGACTTACTCCAATCAAAACCACCTTTAATACCAGCCCTCCTTAAAGCCTCTGCACTTGAATTGTTTCCTACAGCAGATGCTAATCCTTTAATTGAGTCAACTAAAGGAGCATTAGTTCTACCACTTGTAACATAAGCACTTAAAGAATCACGGAAAAAATTTGCCAACATGAACCCTGGGTCTTTAGTCACAAGCTCTCTTAAAGCATTAGCAGGAAGTGTACCTAGCTTAGATAAAAAACCATCACCCAATACGCTTGGATCATCTAATGATGTCAACATCTGAAACAACATAGGGTCATGCATAATAAATTTATTTTCTTCACCATTAACATAAACAGAAACAGTGTTGCCTTGATCACCCTTTTTCTTGCGAGTTGCCCCTGCTACTCCTTCGATAACATCTTCACTGGTGCGAGTTATTGTGTTTAGTTTTAAAGCATCCCTAACTACTCTTTGAGTAGCTATGTTTCTTGCTGATGCTTCAATAGCTTCACTCATATTAATAATAAGATTATTAAATATATTAGAAACAGGTTGCCCTGTTTCAACGAGAGACATTTCTTTTACATCAAAATTTCCAGATCCTTTAAGCTCTTTTATGTAAGCTTCAACTTCTGCCATATTTCTAAAGAAACTACTACTAACATCTCCATTACTAAAGTAGATCCTGTATACTTTCCCGGCTCCTGCTTTTAACTTTCTTTTACCTGATGGAGCTTTGTAGCTAGAAGGTTGGCTACCTAGTTCAATACTATCTGACAAAATATTAACTGGTTCATCTATTGTTGGATTAAATGTTTTATTAGATTTATTGCTTACCTCTCTGTACATAGGAATATAGAATAAAGATTGTTTGTATTCCTCTCTTTTACTATTACTTAAAACACCTGCGTTTACTTGAAAATCTGCAAGTTTATTAAAATACATATTTAATTTTATTGCTGTTTCTCCAAAGTATGGATGTGTATTATTATATTCATTAATATAAGATTGAGCTTCGTCTGCACTCATTACATTAAGACGTTGTGTTTCATTACTATTATGAATCTCTAGCTCTCTTTGAGCTACCATGTATAATTGAAAATCTTCTTCAGTGCCATTCTCTATAACATCATTTAAAACAGTGTCTATCAACCCACCAATATTATATTCTTTACCATCTTTCGTTTCTGTAAAAGGTTGATTACTAATAAAACCTTTTCCTCTTTGACTAGAAGAAAGATAATTAGGCACACCTATATTTAATGCACCACTTAAAATAGCCGCAGCATTTTTTGCCATCTGCAAAGCAGCATGAGAACTGACATCAGCCATTCTATCACCCTCTGCGGAGGCAACCACTTTATCCAATCTAGAAGCGTAATCAAGATCGTTAATAAAAGCTTCTCTAAACCTTAAACCTATTTCAGCTATTTTTTTATTCCAAGTATTGCCATAAACTCTATCAAGAATAGTAGACCCTACAGTTTCGGTTGAATTATTTTTTCCTATGCCGAATTTTTTCTTTGCATTTTTTATAAATCTACTTGTTTCGCTATTAACAACACTACTTTCATTAATTATTTTTTTAGTTTCATCAAATAATTTTCTAATAGAAACACGGCTATTAGGATTATAATCTTTTAATATGTTTAAAGCAGCCTCTCCAGCTTCTTGACTAATTTTTCCTCCATTAATTTTTTCTTGTATTTCTTTTTCAATAGGATTTTTAATAGAATTTATTTCTTCTTTTGAAAAAACTACTCCCTCTTTAGTATTAGAAAGATTTATTAATTTATCTACTGCAACTTTTTTATTTCTTCTAAGTGTAGATGCTTCAATACCGCCATCAACATCAGTAACATCTGATATTCTTTGAAAAATATTTTTTACTTTTGTATTTTTTAAAGCGTCTAAAATAGATCTCATGAAAAGTTTTATTTTTCCATACAACATTTCTTCTTTTGCACTACTTATAGAACCATCAGCAATGTATTGAACATAAGCAGCAGCCATAGCTTCATCTTCAATTAATTTTTCATTAAGTTTTCCACTTGATTGATACCTATCATTATTTTTATATTTTTCTTTAGCAACATCATAGTAAGTTTTGCTTTTATCTTGTGGATCTGTTGCTTTTCTTACAAACTTTCTTAAGCTAACTATATCCCCTTTACTTAAAGGTCCCATTTCTCGTTCTGCTAAATCTGTAATAACATGAAAACCTTCTTCTTGTATTATTTCAGCAATAATCTGTTCTTGTTTTTTAGTGTTGGTTGTACCTAAAGCCCCAGCAGCAATATCAATAATAATTTTACCTTCCTGCTCCCTTAACAAAGCAGTAGGTTTACTACTATCTGTTCCTTCAATAGACCGAACAAAATTAATTGCAACATCAAAATCTTTATCTGATGTTTCTGATGTTGATGTAATAGTTTTAAAGTTTTCTATTAATCTAGGTAAAAAAGTTTCACTAAACTTAGATAAAAATTCTTCATGGTAAAATAATTTGCTGTTAGCAATATCTATTGCTTTTTGAGAAAATGATTTATCTAATTTTGATTTGATATTCTCTGAAGAATAAACTTTATCTTCTGGACCTAGTTTATTCACTTTTTCTTCTAATATAGAATTATCTAATATAGCTTTATATTGTGCGTCAAGAGAATCAGCTGTTTTTTTTGCAGCATCTGCTGCCTTATTTTTTTTATCTCTAACCTCCTTATCTCTAACCTCATTTTGTTGAGCAAGAATCTCGTCAATTTCTATTTTGAATGTATTTTTTTCTTCAGTAGTTTTAGCAGCTTTACGTAGTTCTGTAAGCACTCCTACTCTCATACCTCCTGGCAAAGCCCTATAGATTTCTTGAGTGTTTAAATATTTTTTTCTTGATTTTTCAGGTAGACTAGAAATATCTAAAGAAGGACTGTCGTCATCAAAATATACAGTTTCTTTAGGTCTATTAGAATTTTTTCCTGATTCACCATCTGTACCACCAAGTGTTGTTTGAGAAACTCCTGCAACATTTTCTGCGTCAGCCTTTGCAGTAGCCTCTTCAGCAGCCTTTTTAACAGCCTCCTCCATAATTTTTTTTGCGTCTTCATCTATTGTTATTGATTTATTTTCTTTCTGTGCAGCTATTAATCCTTCAGCATCTCTGCTAACTGTAAGTTGTTTTTGACCTCTTGGATCAAAAGTTGCATAAACAAAATTACCAGTTTGTTTTAAAACTCCTTGTAACCTTAACATTTTTTGAATTTGAGTCGATTGTTTATTTGTTAATTCAATACCCTGCTCTTTCATTTTTACTCTAAGAATATTTCTATCATATTTTTTTTCAGCTATAACTATTTTTCTTGCTTTTTCAAACTCAGTTAAAGTAACCAAAGGTTTTAAAAGCTCCATTCTTTCTTGGATTTCTTTTTCTGAGATTAATCTAGGGTCAAATTCGTTAAAAGATTTTATTAAATTAAAGTTTTTAGTTTTGCCATCTGCTTTTGCTTTAGCTTTAACCTCTTCTTCAATCAGTTCATTTCTTGCAGTTATATAATCGTAGTTCCTTTCCTTATCTTTTAAGGAAGTAGTTAAATTTTCATTAATATTTAATGCTGTTTTTTCAGCAACATCTTTATTGTTAAACTTTAAATTAGTAAGCTTTCCAAAACTAGCAACTAAATCAAAAGTTCCATCTTCATTATCTTGTACACTTACAGTGTCCGTATCAGATTCAAAATTATTTAGATTAGCATTAATAAGGTTAATAGCATTTTGTTCAAATCCACCCACAATATTATTATCAACATCACCATACAATATCGCGTTTGCACCACCAGTATAATTAGGTATGGACTGCATTATGGCTGCTCCTACTGGAGCGTTTGCATCTGCTTTATCTAGTTCCACACTACTATTGTTAATAACATTCTCATCTAATATTTTAGCTTTTTTAAGTTTTGCCATATTTCTTTGGTTTGACATTACACCAACACCTGTTTCCACAGCACCTGATGGTAACTCCGCAAACATTTCAAGCAAGACTTCCCCAGGTGATGTTATAGCACCTTCAGAAACTACTTGTGCCGAAGCTTCTCCTGCGCCACCACCAACAGCTTGCACACCAAGCTCTGCTCCAACACCAACACCTACTGCTAATCTTCCTAAAGATTTTCTTCTTACAGTATCACTAGCTTTAACTTCTGCTCTCGCAGCTATCTTTGCTATTTGATCGTCAGTCTTTCCTCTTTTCATAAGAAAAGAAGCATTGTCTATAACTTTCTGTCTGGCTTTCCTACCTGCTTCTTTAGCAGCTATCTCAGCACTTTCAGATAATGCTGAACCTGCAACTATTTTTGAAACAGGCTTTACTAATCTACCTGCAACACCAGCAGTGATGCCATCAAAGACAGCTATTGGTATAGCTCTACTTTCTGCAAAAGCACCTGCCTTCTTCATTTTAGCTTCATCGTTTAAAAAGTTTTTAACTTCATCATAGCTATCAAGATCTATGCCTTCTTTCTGCATTTCTTGAGCTACAGTGCTACCCCACTCAACGCCATAAGATCCTAAACCAGATCCTGAAACGGCTCCTATAGCTGCCCCTATTGGACCACCAACAGCAAAGCCAGCTAGACCACCACCAATCATTCCTGCAATAGAGGGTATCGAACTCGCTAAACTTTGAACTGCAACATCAACAACTGCACCGGGATTTTGAATAATAGCCAAAGCACTATCTCCAAAACCTTCTGCTTTTTGTATCTCCTCTAAACCTGATCCTACAGATTCACTCATAGGATACTGTGCCATATCCTCTGCGTCTTGTGCTACTTGTTCGGCAGCAGTTTCTGGGCTTATTATACCTGCTCTCTCTGCATTAATAGCAAGACCAGTAGTTAAATGATTAATACCCCTACCAAGAGCGTTAACAAGTCCTTCACCCATACCGACATCTTGATCTTCTCCTGCATCGTAAGAATAATCTATCTCTTGTTCTTGATCAAAAATACCAGGGTTTTTCTGTTCAACTAAATTTAAAAAATCTAATCTTTCAGCGTTTGTAGCCTCTAAAAAAGGTTTCCCTGCAATAGTGTCAGGAACATTAAGAAGAGTATTTTTAAAATTTATTTGAGGCATAATTGTTTTTTTTATCTATTATGATTAAGGTGTATTTTGCAACGATACGACTTCTCCACTATCATTTACTGTAGGAACTGCTCCACCAGGAGATATGTTTGGTCTACTTATACTAAAAGTGTTTACAAATTCGTTTGTTACATTTTCAACAATCTCTCTCTGTAGTTCATAAAATTCTTTTTTTCCGTATTCTGGAGGACCTGAAGGAAATTGACTTTTAGGAAATGCATCTGGGTTTTTCTTTACATACTCTTCCCATTTTTCTGATCCTCCATAAAAATGTGGATATCTTTTAATCACATTCTTCTCAATATTTTCTATGCTAGCATTAGTCAACAAATCAGGTTTGTTGATAGAATTTAATTTAGCAACTGCTACTGCAGTAATATTTCGCTTATCTGCTATTTGTTTTTGACTCTTTAGTTTCTTTTCTGCTATTTCTTCTGCACTTTCTCGATCTCGTTCTCTTTCGCTTATCGTGTCTTCTCTATATTTTCCTAATTGTTTCGTTTGCTGCCTTCTAAGTTCTAAATCATCTGCACTGAGTTGAAGTTTTTTTGCTTCAGATGCAAGTTTCTTTTTACCTTCTTGAGTTTTAAGATAGCTTCCTAAACTTGATGCAACCCCTTCAGTAAGAGTTTTTGCCCCTAACATACCTTGTGCCATTGAGAATAAATCTTCTCTATCAAGGTTTCCTAAGAAAGAAGATAGACCTTTACCTTTAGAAGCTTCATCTGTTTTAGTATATAAGTTTTTAAAATATTCTAACTTATCAACTGAAGTGCCACCTAACCCAGCTAAATCTTCCTCAGTACCTTCAACAAGTTCAACAGGTTCATCAGGTTTAAATTCTTTAAGAAAAGTTTCAATTATTTCCTTAGTAGATTTTCTATAATCCCAACGACCAAAAATAATAAATTTAAATCGACCATCTACATAATCGAGTTTAGTAACCGGATCTTCAGGATAGAAGGTATCAACATCTACACCTTCAGGA